GCGATTTACCCGAGCCCGAGCCGCCTGCAAAGATGTTTAGTTCACCTCTGCTGAATCCACCATATAACAGTTTATCAACACTGGGCCATCCTGTGCTCACTTGTCCGCCCGAGTTGAAATATTTGTTGATACGTGCAGCCGGATCTGCAAAATAGTCTGTGCCCATATCTCTAGTTAAACTGATATGAACTGCGTCCTTGATAATTTTTTCAACAGGATCGTATTCGCCTTTTTCAATCAAGTCTGCACTTTTAAGAATAGCACGTTCCAGTTCTTGTCTGCGACTGAATCCTTCAAATTCTTCCAGGAACCAATCGTAATGCCCCTGTGTCAAATCAGGAACTGGCTGTAAGTCAATGCCGGTGACTGCTCGTATTTGATCTCGAGTGGGCAGAATCTGATGTTCATCACTGTGTGTTTTAATAAACTCGGCCGCAGTCCTTAGGCTGCGATCGAAGTTTTCTGCATTAAAAATGTTTTGAACACGCACATACACACTGGCGTCTTCAAGCATCATTTCTAGAAACAATTTCTGTATACTGGTATTATAGTCTTTATTCATAGTGTTTATTTAAATACGAAGTTATCATTGCGGCATATTTTTTATGACTTTCAATTCCCGGATGCGAATTGTCTGTTCCGTAGTCAATTGCAATCTGTACTAGCGAATCATACAAATTGACCCAAATTTTATGATCTATTTCTTTAAATTTTGATGATAATTTTTCATAATTGTTAATAATAACATCGTCGGGCAGTACATCAAGCCTTAGCAATGATTTCATATAAGGTGTTAAATATTTTGACAAGTCCTGTTTTACGTGTTTGAAATGATTGATATCTTTTTGAATAGGTAACATTCCGTTAATGAATATTATCTGACATTTGTCCTTGGCAAGAGCCTCTAAAATTTTAACGTACTCCATGATAGACAGTATATTGTTGTAATCATGATTTAGCACAAGCCAATCATCTTTGAATCTTTGCAGTTGTTTTTGAGTCATGCCAGTATTCAACAACACTTCATCGTTGGGTCTATTGTTTTGAACTCCTAGCAACACATGATAATCTGGCGAAGGATATACCCAATGTCGTGCCAACGAAGACCATTGCACAAATAACACCCTGGGACTATCAAACAATATCTGATTCACTGCATCTATAAAAATTTTGTAATTGGAATTTCCGCTTACTGATCGATTGTTGACTGAGACATTAAAGTTTGATGCAACTATATTTGCATAATTGTTTTCGTCAAGTTCTTCTTTGTCTAGACCAACACCTTTTGTAATTGAACAACCAATAAATGTAAAATTTTTCATGTCACTTGTATAGTTTTTTCTTCCTCAGTTCAATTTTTAATCGACTGGATTCTCTTGCATCTAGTATTGCTTTGATCACAAACAACTTTCCATACTTGACTACAGCTTCGTTGATGTCTTTGCAAGTTTCCATCCAGACTGGAAAGCTCACAGTCCACCCAAGTTCAACTGCACGATCAACAAATTTTTTGCTGGCCTGATCGGCATCAGGAACAACAATAACTTCACGCTGTAGCCGATCAATCAATTCTGCTTGCTGATCACTAATCTCGCTGCCGCTGACTGCAACGCCATCCACACTCATGGCATCAAACGGTCCTTCGCAGACCAAAACAAATTGCCATCCGGGCTGTTGTGTATCTATATTAAACACAGTATCAGCAGGATGATTGCTGTAGTATTTGGGCTTGATGCCATCCACTATTGCTCGACTGGTATACCCAATTATGTTGCCTTGATAGTAAAAAGGCACAACGATTCTACGATGCAGATTATATGCTTCTTCGGGTGTCCAATACAGTTTGTATTTGTTTATGTCAATCTGCCTACGTGCCACATATTCCACAGCGGCCAAGTATTCAGCTGGAACTTTTTGATAGTTGCCCAACAAGTAAAATGCGTTTAGTTCATTGAGTTCTCGTGCTTCTGCAGGTAGTGTTCGTGCTTCAAACCGGATTTCTTGTTCAGGCTCTCGAATTTCTTCGGGTGCAATAATATCTTTGAGCCTAACTGCTTCAATTACCAAACGTCTAACAGTGTTATCGTCGGCGCCAAACCAGGCAAGCAGTTTTCGAAATTTGTATGTTAGATGCCTACCAGGAACAAAACTGGCAGTGTAACCGCAGTTGAAACAGTGATAGCTTACAGCACCTGCATTTGTTTTTATGCCACCACGTCCACGTGTATCTGCTGTTTCTCCGTTGTGTACACAGCAGGGTGCATTGAAACTGGTCCAGCCGTTTTGACCCGTTTTTTTGCGGGCAGGTAGTAGTTGTAAAACAGAGTCTTGAATCGTAGCTAGCATTCAGTAATTATACATTACTGCAAACAATATTTCAACCTTTAGATTATCAATTAATACCAGCCAGGTTTGACATCTAGATCTAGTTTTGCGCCAAAATTATCGTCAATGTACATCGGACGACTGTTTCCGCTTGCTGTTGCTTTGATGGCAATTTTGTATATTCTTTGATCCATGGTACTTAAAAGTGCGCTGGTAACAGTTACATTCCCAAGGCCAATTGCTGCATTGCTGATAGTAACCGGTAAACTGGCCACAGTATTTGCCAATAAAGGATCTTGAATGTCTAATGTAACAGTATACCCAGTTAAATTTACTGATTTTTGATCCTGATTTTTAACTACAACTTGTATAGGGTTGTCTATGCCTTGATAGACGGTGATTGGACGGCTGTACACGATTCTGTTCCTTGGTGCAAATATAGTTGGGTCCTGAAATTGGACCGCCAGAGTATTTGGATATAAATAACTTTGAATTTGTTGCATCTTGTATTTATTGATTAAATGGTTGAACCTGACTACACAGAATTATTAGAAAAATATCCGTTCTTGACCTATCTGGTTTATGGTGGTAACGATTATATCGGTGTCATTCAAAATCTAGACGAAGTTATCACAACTATCTACGATTATGGTGCCTTACGCACTTTGGAGCAAAAACAGCAGTTTTTGGAACTGGCAGAAACTTGGTGGTGGGAAAGCAACCGGCTGATACCTATCAATGTGTTTCTAAAAGCCGAATGGGTACCGTTCAGAGCTGTAGTTAAAACCATGAACAGCAAAGATGTGGAAATCAAATTTGGCCCGCATGTGAGCCTGAGAGAAATTGCTAGCAAACGCAGCAAAAGACGCAGTATTACACTGGTGCGTAAACTGGGTTAATCGAACCCGTAACTGATCTGCTCACAGATCAAATTCATATTGACTGCCACTAGATGTGCGTAACTAACTGCATGTGCTTTTTTGAAATAGTAGCCATCATCCGCAGGTCGTTCCCAAACAGTTTCAGCAACTTCCTGCCAGGTTTTTCCAATCAAGTGTCGTTTGGCAGGACGAATTATTGCAAGGAACATGGCCAGTCTAGGAACGCTGTTGACTGGTTCCGGCATTTGTAACAACGTACTGTGGTGTGATCCAATGTGTATTAGGAGACTGCAAAAATCTTTATCTAGTAACAAGTCCCACAACGGTTCTTGCTGCATCAAATCAACAAGATGTTCTTCGTTTCTAATCTGCTGATAAAGTCCAACATTAAGTACGTCTATTTTGGTGTAGCCAAGTGTTTCAGCTGCTTCATAATCTAGGCTGGCGCGACCAGTAAAAGGATCTGCAGGTATCTCTGTAAAATACACACCAGTATTGTGCTTGGAAACTTTGTTGTCTCTGATGATAGTTGCTGCTGTGTGTTTGATCAAGGCCAGAGCTTGATCTCTATTGGCGACGTCAATGTCAATGTCACTGGTAAATTTCATAGCCCTGCTTCTTTCAATATGTGCTTGCACCACTCTACATCAGCCATGTAATCCTTAAACTTGCGATTCCAATGATCAGGATCGATAAAAGGCAAAACCATAGCCACGTGTTCTTCTCCAAGCCCAGCCAAAAAGTCCACGCCAGAATCGCAATTATAAAGCACCCAAGGGCTGATCCTACCACTGGTGATATGAAAACAAATACGATTAGTGTTACCATACCTAAAGTAGTGACTCCAATCAGCGAGGTCACGATTTGCTTCAGCATATTCATGCATTTCCTTTAAAGCACGTTCAAGTGCATCTTGTACTGCTTCACGTCGAACATATTCCAACAACCACTCATCATAAAAGCTATCCTTACACCAGTGGTCTAATTTTTTATTGTTCTTCAAGAGCCAGCCAGTAAAACTGTCGCTATTGATAGCCCTAATAGCAACCAAATGTCTGCCGTAACGAACGAAAGCATTATAATAAGGGCTAGTAACGAAATCCGCATAACTTTTCAGCTTGGCGCTGCCTTGTGTTGTTTCATAGAATTTTAAGTAGGCCCTGAGACCAAACTGTACGCCTGTTTCTTTTTCCTGCTGCCAGCGTCGCTTCTGCTCACAAAGGTGTGCAGCCAACGTTGACTCTTTGCGAAATTCTTTTTCGCAATAACGACATTTATAGCTCTGACTTAATTCGTTTGTCATCCCAGCCAAGTTCTCGTGCCATTTGTTTAAGATCTGCTGCTGTGTTGATTTCAGCCAGCAATTGAATATCATCCTCGTTAAGATCCGGACGTAGGTTACGTAAAAATTTTAGAACCTTGTTGTTGCTGTCTGGTTTCTTTTGTTTGATCCAATCGTGTCTAAAGTTACCCATACCCGGACTTACTGTGGTAGCAGCCAACCATTGTAGCTTTGGATGTTTAGACAAATCAAAAAAGTGCTTGTTTAAGTTTTCGTTACAAGACATCAAGTAGTAGGCCTGCAGGTCTGCAGACCCTTGTACGCTACTGCTCCAACGAACCATCATGTACTCGCTGAACTCTCGGCGTTCTTCGTCGGTCAGCGTGTCCGGAAAGTCTCTGACTTTGCCGTCTAAGGCCCGCATCTGCCGATCAATACTTAGTTTACGTTCTTTCATACTGGATGATGTTTAACAGCTTCTTCTTGTTTGATTAAATGATACAACATTATAACACGTTCTAATTCGCTTTGTAAAGTGGGATTTGTCCGTGCCATGCGTCGAATTTCGCCCCACATTTTATCTTCCCGTATATGATCAATCAAGGGTCTACCATCTGCGGTTCGTTTATCATAATCAATGTGATGCCCGGATACTGGATCATAATCCCAACCAATTTCGGTTCTTGTGCCGGGGTCAGATCCTGCTTCTCTGGCATAGACTACATTGCCCACTCGTTCGTATATGTAGTCTGCTCCTGGTTTAAGTGTTCCCATATCGTCTCATCTAAAAAATAATTGTACAGAATATCTGCAACCTGATTCAACTGCGGTTACTTGGTGCTGATATTGTGCAGGAAATACAATCAATCTATCATTTACTGAATCAATTGGTATTGTTTCTGTTGGCACTTGATCATGCTGTGCTGTGCTTAATACTAACTGCCCACCCGCAACTGGCTCGGGGTGGCAAACATAACTCCAGGTCACTGATCCACCCAAGTCAGTGTGCCAGTTGTAATAGTCTCCGGGCAAGTATTGACTGAGTAATACTTCATATGATTTGTTTGAGTGATCTAGCAACGTATCAGTTGGCTTAAAATTAAATAATCTATTTTGAAATATGTGTACAATTTCTGATTCAAACAGATCTAGCCATATGTTTTTATTACGTTTATAATCTAGATCAACTGCAATGTTTCCGTTATTGGCAATTTGGCCTGGAGCAAATGCATTGGTGCATTGATCAATCAGTGACAGCAGTCTTTGGTTAGCTGCTGTTCCTAAAAAATTGTCAATGATCATGTGTGGTATCAAATTAACTCCTGGGCTGATTCAGTAACTATATATCTTCCAATTAATCGATCTTGAAAGCCAGCAATTATCTCTTGATGTAATGGCAGACAATCTAAATCATATTCCTTGGCATAATATGTGTTAGTTACATTAAACGTACTGGCAAAATATATCTGCGGAACGTTAATTTTACAGACTGCATCGTGTACTACGCAATGATGTATATGTCCATAATCTCCGTCTACATTGTGTGTCACAATCAATACTGGATCGTATTTTTCAACTGCATGATAGATTGCCGACTCAGCATCATTCCTATGCCAAAAGTTCAAATGCTGTGTTTGCTGATCCTGATAGTCGTCAACAAATCCAAGAAACTCTGTTGACACATTTCGCTCGCGCCAGAATGCAGCAACTTCCTCTGCTCTTGGATCAGTAACTTTATAAGTCAAGTAAACAATGTGCCACTGATACTGGTCAAGATGTTCAATAACAGGCAGCGCAAAGATGATACAATCATCTGGGTGCGCTACTGCCACCAGAGCCTTACCAGCATTTTCCATAGTCAACCACTTCACTTTGTCTGCTGATATCTTTAACAAAATAAGCACACAAGGGTTTCTCCGTTCCTGTTTCCAATGGAACTGCCAGTAGCTGCCCAGGTTTCAATTTGGGAAAGTACCATTTGACATCTTGATAAATGTCTACAATTTCAATTTGTGCAAATTCTGGTCTAAAACTGCTGAGTGGATTGAAACAAAACACACTGAAGCCACGATCGTTAATACTGGTCAATGGCACTACTTCAAGATCGCCAAGGTCGGGTTCACCAATCAGCACATGCCAATCCACAGGCATTTTGATTACGTTGTTGCCAATGCGTAATACCAATGCAGGACTGTTAAAACTTTCTAAAAAGATTAACGGTATGTAAAAGTAGTCAGGTGTTCTAGGGTCGCTGTTGTCAAGTACTGCAAAACGCATGTCCTCGACTTCGTCGGGTATTTCATTAAGCTCGTAGGCTGTGTTGTCTAAGGTTAGTATTCTCATTTTAATAATTTAAGATCCATGATTTTGTTCGGTCATCGTACCAAACGTGTATGTCTTGTGTGGCATTCAAAATAATTTTACACGGCACTGCCCACCATGTGTCCAATAGATCCATTGCCGCATCGCCACTGTATGCTGTCCAAAACATTGCTACCATCATGTCTTTTTTGTAAGGCAGATCAGCAGTCTTGACCAAAAACTCAACCTGCTCGGGAATTGGTTTGTTTAGATCGACTACTAGTTCTGGAGTTTCGTAGAATGTGTTTAACCGCAACTGTTTCATGTCGGGGTTATTTTTATACATTGTGAACAAATTTGCAATGCTGTTAATTCTATTTCTTACAGTGGACACCGCAGAGTTTGCAGTAACTATCTTGCTGATAGCCTCTTGGAATGCTGGATCAATGTTAATGTCAGGTTTGAAATCGTATGCTTCAGACTCACGCATACACACTGTAAAGATAGGATGGTTGTGATAGAATACCAGTTTAATTTTAAATGTACCAGGTATAAATGTACCACCATGCTTTTGTGCGTGTCTGGCAATGTGTAAGATATCCTCGTTAAAGATATGCCAGCCAATGGTCTCGCTTACATAGATATCGGCTTTGAGATCTAGATTTAAAAAATTGTCATTGATCACAGTGACACGATCACGCAAGTTCAAATGATCAATCATGTTGCGAACCAGTCGTGCTCGTCCTGGATCCATCTCAACAGCATATACATGTTTGGCGCCATGCTGTGCTGACAGTATGCTAAGAAAGCCTGTGCCAGCACCAATGTCACAAACTGTTTTTCCGGCCACTGACTGTTTGATTGCTTCGTTGTAGAATATGTTTCTACCAGTGTCGTTGATCATTGGTAAAAAGATACCGTTGTCTGAGTACCAATCAAAGTCTTTAGGTAAACTTTCTAAATTCAATTATAATCCCCATGTGTTTTTGATATGCAAGCAATATCTATCAGCAAGATATTCTTGACTTTGTTCACTGCCGTGATATCCGGGATCCTCACCCGTAAAAGGATATTCGTTGGTAGCATAAGCCGGTGTATCTTCGTATTTCAGTGTAAAATATTTGTCATCTATGGATGCAGGAAATGCTGCACGTACTGTGTCGCTGGTCCAGATGTTACAAGCAACAACCAGGAACGGTATTCCGGCTGCATGTAATCTAAATATGCCATCACTGATGAGCCACTGGTCCTGTTGTAGTTTCCAGTTACTGTCATACATGTGATTAATGTATTGTTTAACGGCTGCTTGTGTATTGCGATCTATACGTCCCGCACGATAGTGATGATCGTAATTTTCTGCAAGACTGAATATAGTCTCCGAAATCATAGTGTAAGGACCGTTGGCAAAATTGATGTTTTGCACTCCCAGTGCAGGATCGTAACCATTCTTTAGATCATTGTTCTGCAGATGTTGCTGTAAAGGTGTGTTCCACTGTGTAGGCGGAGTATCCCAATTGTACGGTGCTGCACTTGCTGGGATCTCCATACGGTCATGAAATGTAGGAGCCACGATAGCAAAGTCTGGGCGTTGTCTAATGATCTCGTCGATCATGACACGGATACCACCGTTACTCATACCTTGACGAGCTAGATGCGCTAGATCCCAATCTAGTTTTGCTGCAAGTTTTTCTCCCCAGCTGGTACCTTTTAATTCAGGCTTTGTGCTAGGTGCAGAGAAACTGCACCCAGTGATCATTAGTTTTTTTCTCACTGCCATTCTGCTTTCTCAACGGTGAAGGGATAGTTGGCTTCCTTGTAGAAAGCCTTACGTTTTGTTAGATGCCGTTTTGCAAACTTGCAGGTACTGGTTATGTCCCAGATTTGGACGTGATCTTTGTCCTCCGCTTTGCGAATGCCACGCCCGATACTTTGGATGACTCTAACAAAACTTTTCCCAGGCTCAAGCAAGACCAAATTGAAAATACGGGGAATATTAATACCAACGGCAGCAACCCCATAGGTTGCGATGATGACTTTATCTGTTGCCTCTGCCACTTCGTCATAATGTTCTTTTCTTTCTGCGGCTTTAGTAGCACCACTGACAAAAACCACGTCGGGCTTGTCTGATAGCAAACTCCACATTGTACTTAGTTGAACTTGTAACAGCTTGCCAGTTTCTACCCTGTCCACCAGGATCAGTGTATTGCCCCCGTCTTTGATTCGATCAATCATCTTGGCTATGTATGCCAGTCTATCTGTGTCTGTAACCAAATATTTCAGTTCACTTTGATAGTCCGTGTATTCTTTAAAGTCTTGTAATTGTACAACATTGACATGACATTGTGCAAGATGTCCGGCTTCTTGTAGTTCACTGGCACTCAGTTGTCCTACCACTGGACCCAGCATACAAAAAATACTTTGTCTAGCATAATCTTCTTTGGGAATTGTTCCGGTAAGACCCCAGCGAATTGGCACTTGAGCAAAAGGTCCTGACAGCAATGTTTTTAAAGCATCTGCCTTGGCCATGTGTACTTCGTCAACAATGACTGCAACCACACCTTCAAGGAATTCACCAATGGTTACATCAGCTTCGTAGCTCTTGGTATTCTTGAGCATGTTGTTTAGACTTTGCCAAGTACAGATAGTATGTGCGCGATTGTATTCCTTACGGTCGCCAAAGTACACACCAACGTCCAGTTGCATGTTGATATAATCGGCTTCTGTTTGCGTAACTAAACTCTTGTTTGGCACAATCACAATTGATCGACCATATGCGCTGACTGCATCACTGAGTGCGGCTGTGATAATTGTTTTGCCTGCACCGGTAGCAACTTCTTGTACACATTGTGGATTGGCAAAAAATCTATTGATAATCTCAGGTTGGTAATCTCTGAGCTCCATGGGCTCGCCCGCTTTAGGATGTCCCTTGGGCCATGCAATATGACTGTAGCTTTGTTCGTTGATTTCCGCAAATTCAAAGGTGGTACGATACTCACGTGTATCTTCTACTTCAACATCGTAGTTGTAGCTTTCCAGCAACGGAAGTATTTCAGGCAGTAGATTGATGTATGTGCTACCGCCCAGTTGAAAGAATGCTACCTTGCCATCCCAACGTCCAAGGCGAACGCTAGGTTGATACCTAGCGCCCGGGATTTCGTACTTGAATCGATCCACTAGTTTTTTTCTAGTGGTAAGATCAAGTCCTTCTATTTTTACATTAACTTCATCTCGTATTAGTAACTTTGCTTGCACTATGGTCGCCGTCCTTTGGTGTTATTATATACTTGTGCTGCAAAATAAACAACCTTTTCGGCACGTTGTAGTAACATTGTTTTTTCTCCCCCATGCATCATGCCTGCTGAACTTAACAGCAATGGTATTTCAAGATCCCAATTGGCTGCATACTTGTTAAAAAATACAACTCGTTTGCCTTCAACTTCAGGCTGTTTTTTATTGCTGGTAGACTTGTATACTTGGTCTGGAGTGAAATACTTTTCAACAAACCCTTTGTACAGTCGATCGCTCATGTCTGGTTCGTACACGTAGATTGGCCAACGATTGGTCAGTTCTGCATAATAGATAATATCTTCTAATATGTCAGACTCTGAGTTGGGTGCAAATCTATGTTCTCTGCCCAGCATCAAGTTAAACACACGTAGCGGATGATCTTTGGTCACTGTGTATTCTAGTACCCGATCAACCGAGTATCCTAGTAGGCTGGAATTGTCAATCAGTCTAACAACATTGTTGTTATTTAGACCACCCAGTTCGGCTTCGATGTAGTTGCCTAGACTGGGCGGCAAATTGGTAATTGCAATTTGATTGTTAGTGTTGACCAGTTTGATTTCGTACGGTGTTGCTTCAATATCTAGAATGCGTTGTTCAAGCTCGAGCAACTCAGGATCAATCTCAAATTGATTCAGGCGTCCGATGCCGATGGCTGCAACAAGATTGGTTTCTGTTAGTCCCACACGCCATTCTTTAGACGCATTAAACCAACGCCAGTGTCCTTGACTGTCTTTGGACATGTCACGCACTTGATCAATTAGCTTGGTTTCAAATGGAAACTTCAAACAGATTTCGTCACCAACCAAGGTCATTAGTCGCCTGCGATCGATGGTACGCAACGGAATACGAAACGCTGGAGTTTCCACCGGAGTTACATCGATGCTACGTGCTGCCAACTGTTTGCGATATTTTAATATTATCTTACAGGCAATTTCAGCTTGACGATCTGTTAGTGCATTACCAGTTTGCGTATTACTACTCATTGATGCAACAATGTTGACATCGTATCTGGCCAGGCTAATTATGGGCGGAGTAGAATCAAACAGTCCGTGCAATTTGCCAGTAACTGGATCCCGATCACCATTGATAACTTCAAGATAGTCTTCGACGTAGGGAAATTGTTTCATAGTAGTATATTAGCACACTTGCAAAAGATTGTCAAAAAAAAAGCCCACCAAACAGTGGGCTTTCCGAACCAACAACGTAAAAGGAGCTAGCAAAAACGTTCGGTTCTAAAATTATAGTTATGGCGTAAATCAGTAATCAAAAAATTACTTGCTGATCATCAAACTGGTCATGTTGCTGGGCACAACAACTGTTTGCACCCGACCGTTCTTGATGCCTTCCGAAATGTTCAGCATGGCCTGTGCTTGCATGAACGCAATCGAGCTGGCGCTGTTGTTGGCCAAAGCTGCCATTCTGCGTGATTCTGCTTCGGCAGTTTTGACTTCGACTTCCTTTTGCTTGAGTTCGTTCTTGGCACGAACCAGAGCGTTTGCGCTTTCAACCACGCTGTCAGCAGGTACTACATTACGCACCAAGACTTGACTGATAGTAATTGAACCATCCAGCTTTTCTTCTGCTAGATTTCGCATGATTTCTTCTTTGATCATGTTCTCCATCTCGCTGCGATTGTCTGCCATGTCCAGGGCTTCGTACTTGCGAGCTGCCTTGTAAATAGCATTACGGGCATTCTGTACCACATAATTGTACATCACATAAGTGTCGCCGCGATTTTCTGCATGAAACGCTTTGTTCTTGGTCGAATACAATTCTGCCACAGTCTGTGGATTGATGTTATAAACAACCACAGCGTCCAAGTCTTTCATGGTGCTGTTGTCTTTGGCCACTGGGGTCATATCATTCAGTGTGACGTTGACGTCTTTAACGGGGAATGTCAACACATCGCCAATAATGGTTTGATTCACACTACCGGGCAGGAGTTCACCGGGTTGCACTTGTTTGTAAGCATCAACACGCACACCCACCTCGCCGGTTTCAATACGTGTACAGCCAGTAGCAAGAACAGCGGCAGCGATAAGAGAAAGAGTCACAATACGCTTCATTTGTTTTCCTTAAAATAAAATAACAATCACGGTCAACAGCACTATTGCTGTCGATGCACAAATTATACTATAACCAAGTAATTTAATCAATGCCCATTGGTCTTTTCCAGACAAATCTCTGTAGCCTTTTATGCCCAAAAAGCAAAGACCAAATGCAATTAAGAACGCCAGGATAATTTTGATCATCGGTTACACCTTGCTTCCAAATTCAATTAACAAAATAACTGCTATTGCAACAATACTACCCATCATTCAACTCCAAACTGTTGTTTTATACGCTGATTGATAGCGTGAGCGGTGTGTATTGGTTCAACACTATTGGTATTCATCTTGCCAACCCAAGTAGAGCACGCCATACATTCTTGAATAATCAACTCGGCGAACTTGGCTTGGTCAACCCTGGAGAATACCCACTCACGGTCTTCTGGGTTAACATCTGTAGTAGCCTGTTTGAGCAGTTCAAAAATTCGTTCGTTCATTCTTCAACTCCAAAATGTTTCAAAACATAATCACCAGGATTCTTATCAGCAAAGTCTGCCATTTGAGCACATTCCCGAACAATCAATTCGGCGAACTTTTTAGCACCTTCTTCACACACCGCTGAATCACTTATGCTCGGTGCAAAAGTGCAAAGGTAAAGTTGTTTCAATTTTTCGTTCATTTCTTTCATTTCCTCGGAAGTAGCAGTTGAACAATAACGGCGCTGATTATCAATGATACAAAGTATAACACGATCCACATCATAGTTCAACTTTCCAATGTCTAGCAGCCATTTCTATTCGCTCTGGACTTGCCCCGTGTAGATTCATCACATCGTATGAGTATTCCCGAATAATCAACTCGGCGAACTTTTCCACATCAAACCTGTTACCAATATAACAACCAGTTTCATCATAACAACGAGGTGTTGCTAACTTCTCTAGTTCTTTAATTCGTTCGTTCATACCGAAACTCCGAAATGATATCCAAACGCCCAAATGCCGGCAGCATTTACTTGGCGTTCATATTCTTTCCACAGCAATATTGATTCTTCTATGCTCATTCTTCAACTCCTATTAATTTCCGTGGCACAGCGTCATCATCAATTAAAGTGGCAATTTCTCTTGCTTCTTTCTCATTTGTGGCTTCTATGACAATAGAATAATCATCACCCCACGCATCACACATTTCAAATTTGAATCTCATTCTTCAACTCCGAAATGGTCTGCTACTACTTTACGAGCTACCCACAATGTATCTCTCTCACCTGATGTATCACAAACAATACTATCCAATGTTACCAAGCATTCCGCAACAATCAACTCGGCAAACTTTTCCATTTCTTCATTGATGCCCATAGACTCAACTACAAAATCGTAGATGCCAGCCTCTTCCATAAGTTCTCTAATTCGTTCGTTCATCGCCATTCACTCCCACGATGGATTTCTTCGTCTGTATACGCACCACCCATACGATCTGGGTTAGTTATCCAACTGTCGTCTGATTCCTTCTTGACACACTGTTCCAGATCCTGTAAGATACGCCGGAGTTCGTTGATGTTGATTTCGAGGTAATGAATTGATACCTCGGGTGTAACACGCCGTCCTTTGAGCTCAGCCAGCAGTTGTTCCTTGCCGGCGATTGTGTTACGCAGATTTTCTGCTACGGTTTGGATGTTCATTTCAATAGTCCTTTGTAGTATTGATACAACCCTGCAATCTGATTCCAATCTCGCGGATGACCACATCGTAGGTTTTGACGGTAGTATTCAACTTGGCTACGGATAAATTCTTGTGTCATTCTTCAACTCCGAAATGTTCTTTAATCAATTTTGCCGCTATGGATCTACCTGCTGCCATATGTCCAGCTACATCAGCAGTTGCGACTGTACCGCTATTTTTGAACACAGCAATCTTAGCACATTCTTTCACAATCAACTCAGCGAACTTTTCAAGTCGGTGCATTTCAGAGTAATTTCCAAAGGTGCCAGTTTTATCAACATCAAAACCAGATTCATTGGCAAGTTTGGCGATTTGTTCGTTCATTCTTCAACTCCGAAATGGTCTGCTACTACTTTACGAGCTACCCACAATGTATCTCTCTCACCTGATGTATCACAAACAATACTAT